TGCTTTGCCAAGTAAGTATCTACAGGATTAATTAAATTAAGTTCTTCCTGTAAATCTTGTAATCCACCAAGAGTCATATCTTGGTGGAAAATCTGTTTAAACTGTTTAGCTATCTCTGTGCTAAAGTTTGAATTATTTGGTATTCTCATTGTACACTCCAAACGTGCAAGCAACCTAACATGATTGCAGTTAAACTTAAACTAATAAATGAATAAGTTAATAGTGCTAAGATTTTATTTTTCATGCTCTCTCCCATTTATTAATGTAATTGATTTGATTTTTTTTAGTCATCTTTAAAACTTTCTTTGGTAAAAAAGGTTTAGCGATTTCTAATCTTAAATCATCTCCTTTTAATTTATTTAATTTATTGTACCAAGATTTAGTTTCTTTAGGTGTTTGTGTCCAAACATCATCTCCATTTATTTTTATTTTAGACCATGTTTTCATTATGCTCTCTCCTTTCTAGCAAGTGCTGGTATTTTATCATAATCATACATTTTATTAGTTACTTCATTAGTAACTTTCAAATTATCAATTTGATTACTCCAATACTTACTTACATAATATTCTACGACATCTTGGTCATCAGTAGTAATAAATCTAGTTTGATTTTTGATTAATGTGTCCTTGAACTGTATTGTATATGTTTTCATGTTTTCCTCTCTTTTGTTTTTATTTTTCATATACAGATACTCTATAATATGGGTTGTAATAGTCAAATAAAAAATACCTTAAATAAACCGCATAAAACCTAGCTTTTTTACTTTTTTTAAAATTATTTTTCTAATTTCGTTAGAAACTTGTTGAAATTACAAATCAGTAATATAAAAAACGAATCAATTAAAGATATGAAAATAAAAAAAAATATTGTAGAGAG